GTCCGAAATAGTAGCTCGAGGGGTGGTACGAAAGGACCCATAAATCAAAGACTTACGTCCACACTCCAGCACCCATAAGCTCAGCTTATACATAGAGATATCAACGAGTTGCATCACTATCTTAATCAAACCAACAGGAAAATTTTTTGACAGCTGAGCATGCCGCATTCATAAGCATAGCTTATCAACAGCCGCCGTACACATAAGCACAGCTTATACAACTACAGGGGTGGTCTGCTAAAACGGAATATCGTCGTTGAACGGAGCTTCGTCCACTGGGGCCTGCGCCCGATGACTGCTGGAATAATCATCCTGTCTGCCGCTCTTGGCCTTGCCGCCTGCAGGTCGAGCGCTCCGAATAGTCATAACGATCTCGGCGATCAGCTGCATATCCTCGCGCTCCGTACCGTCCTGGGTGGTCCAGCGAGACAGCTCCACCCGTCCAATGGCAGATATGGCCTCACCCTTTCGCACCCGGGCCAGATCTTCCGCCACACGACCAAATGCGACCACTCTTACCCATTGGGTCAAGCTCTCGCCGCTCTTCCTGTCGGTCCCAGCCAAGCAGGCAACCGACACTTTGCACCAGCTCTTGCCGTTCTGGCTCTGGTTCAATTCGCCATCTTTGGCGGCGCGTCCATGAATGTTTGCTATGATCATCTTTAGTCTCTGTTAGCTCTTACAACATTGATTAGTGTTGGGGAAATGTCGGCGCCTGACAATCTTCAGGGCCGATACTCAACCACATCCAGCAGCCGCTTACTGAACCGGTACTTAAGGTGGCGACGCGCCTCTGCCAGGTCGCAACACGGAGCGACCCATGTCCGCCATGAGCGTGGCTTATCGGCAAGCAAGTAGCGGAAGATCCTCATTGTAGAACGTGCATTCCGCTCTGCAACCTCCCTGGTCTCGCCTCCGTCAAACTCTCGGATCGCTGCTCGTTCTTCGATGGCTTCAGCTGCATCTTCGAGGTCCTCGGGGGTGAGATCTGGAACTCTAGACATCGTAACCATTGCTTTTTAGCTCCATATCAATTACAGCCAAAAGATCCTCACATGACATTTCCTCTACCAATGGTGAGGTTGCGATGTTTTTGCCTGTATCCTCATACAACTCCTCGACCACAACTCCAGCCTCACGCATAACGTAAGCCGCGAGCCGCAGCGATTCTGCCCAGCGAGAAAGGTGCTCCTGGGCGGGTGGCGGAGAAACAACGCGGTATAGGCCAGCCTGGACTATCTGAGAAGCACAATGAGCGCAAGGCGGAAGCGGCCAAGTGTAGATTGTCCCGCCCCATGCACGGCCTTGTGCAAACAGGATAGCGTTCTGCTCGGCATGCAGCGTTAGAGCCAGCTTTGTTTCCCTGTCCTGCAGTCTTGACGGGTCGTCAGCAATCTTGCGCGGCAGCCCGTTATACCCAAGAGAGACAATCCTGTTGTGTCTGTCGGCGATCACTGCGCCAACCTGTGTGCTCGGGTCCTTTGACCATTCTGCAATATGCTTGGCCAGGCCCAGAAATCGATTATCCCATTTTGTTATCATACAGTTCTTCCAATTATTCTTTCCGAACATGTCCCGAGCTTTTCGTCAAGATCGTTAAAATTCACACTTACCTCCTGCACAAGAGATCTCTCTTCCAGTTGACAAATCGAACCCGTCATCAACCTCGTACCTAGAAAGGAGCGACTCCCATTCAACATTGGTAGGGAATACCTGCAAGGCTTTATAGTACTCTTCCTGAGTTATCTCCAGGTAAGGTGTAATGTCTTTGTCGTAATCGAAATCATCAACAGGGAAGAAACTCAAGCCACCTATAATATCCCAGTTACTATGAACCCAGCTTATTACCTTAAGGAATTCATCACCGTGATAATATATTGTGCAGCTTGGGTTCCCTTCACACCAATGTTCTTGGTAGATTTTCCAAAGCTCCAACTGCTCAAGTGCCGTTACATCTTTAACTGTAACCGCATCTTCTGGAGACTTGATTGGAAAGCTGAAATAGTATTTGCTGTATTTCTCAACGTAGGGTATACCTGCGTCGATCATGGCATAGGTCAGCGGATCTTTCGGATCTTGCGTAACTCTTCGTAGATAATAAGGCGAGTAGCGAGGATGAATGCCAGAACTACACCCAACCAGTTGGCTAACTGTACCTGACGGCTTAACAAGTGTCCGTTGCTTGGAATGGTTTATTCCAATAATGTCAGCCACCCTCGCATTCTCTTCGATACTCTTAAGTTTCATTTGGACTAGAGCTGCACGAAGGTCACTGTGGCCAAACCATTCATGGAAGACTCTAGCATCATCATGTCCGAGTAGCTCTGATCTTGCGGAAAAAAAAGGATGGTCCTGAATGCCAGTAAGAGATACTCCAAGTAGTCGCTCCTCTTTTTGATTATCTGTCCAGACTTTGCGAACAAAGTTAAAATTTTCCAGAGTGCTTTGTATTGTACCGAAGAACGTGGCTAGCTTAACCTTTTGAAGTACAGTCTCGAAATTATCTGTTGGTCTTATAACAACTTCCGACAGATTGCACAATCCTCCGGTGTCTCGGAGTATAGCTTCCCCACATGGGTTAAGTAGGTAATCTCCTTTATGCTCACGTCCTGTTGCCTCGGCTTTACGATGTAGGGCATTTTTATTGACAATACCCCTTTCGCCATTCTTCCCTTCCAGTAAGTTGAGCATCTCCAACAGGAACGCCGACATATCAGGTTTTTCTGTATATGCCACAGAGTTGTTTGCCAGGTGGCGATACTTGGGAAAGTCACCTCGCTTAGCCTTCGCCATCCGCTGGTCAGTTAGGTTACTGAAGGAAATCGTAGCTGCCCTCCTTACAGAGCCAGCGAGAACAGTATCTGATATCATGCAACAGATATCATGGCATTCCAGTGAGTTGAGCTTGTTTTTACCTTCGGACACTGCATTACTAAATACCGATACGATAAAGCCCATCAACAAATTAAGTGGCCCTGGTCCTGATGCCCTACCGCCAAAAGTTTTCAATCGCGCCCCTTCTGGCCTTACTTTAGACAGATCCCACTTTGGGATTTCACCAGAATAGAGCATAGTCATGAGCTGCTTAATGGCTTTAGCCCATCCAATCCTGCTGTCATGAACTACAATAGTTGTTTCGGTCGGGAACAGAGCTTCGGGTAAATCAGGTAACATTTTTGTAATGTACTGACGTTCAACCGAGAACCCATCTCCGGTCCCGCACATCAGGATGTAAAACATCTCCGCGAACGACATTACTGAATCGATCCGATGTGCCGCACAGTTGAACCCTGCCATATTTTCCTTCTCAAGGGCTGGTCCTGCTGTCATGAGAGTTCTCATGGACGCCATGACTTCCAGTTTAACCATACTGTCACAGGCTTCGTCGAGATCTTTGAGAAGTGAGCTTGGTAATCTACTCTTCCAGAATTCACGAAGCCTATCTACAGACTCCGCGAAAGATACCTCTCTCCTTACGTCTTCAGCCAACCACCTCGAATATTTTGATAGATGAATGTATTCACTCATCAGTTTGTCTGCTGTAGTTTCCATATAACTATTGTACATAAGTTGTTAAATTTTCAACAGCGGCCTTTAGGATACGATTTCCCATGTGTCCGATCCAAAATGCTCGCTGCTGATCACAGCGTGTTTAATTACCCAGTCGTTACTACGTGGCGCAATCATAAGGCACGGCCTTCCTTTGGCGTCGGTTTCCAACCAGAATGTGGCATCCTTTCGTTTAACCTTCATTCCCGCTTCAATTGCAGCTATTGCTTCCGCTATGCGCATGTTAGTGACTAATGGCCGTCTTCCGTTTTGCAATCTCTCGCTCTATGTACCATCGGGCCTTTTCCAGATCTTCGATGGCATCGCCCTTCAAGTCTGCCCGCCAGATGTATTTGATGGCATTCCCAAGACAAAACCCCATGTGCTCTGTTATCGTTATGCACTCCACTCCACTTGGGTGGCTTGTGTAGTGGCTGGGGTGATGTACCTGGCTGCTAACACCAAACTCTTTCATATTCAAGGTCTCAGTATTTTCAGCAGGGCCAGGGACAGGGCGCCAACGCTGAGAGCTGCGCTGAACATGGATATTATGCTGGTCTTGCTCCCGCGCGACTCGCTAATGAAAGAGTCCACTGCTCGCTGCCACTGCTCAAGCTGCTTTTTGTGCTCTTCGTAGGCTTCCATACCAAGGAAATTAGCATTCCGTTCCTGCGCCCTGGCGTGGGCATGGTTAAGCTCTTCAAGGCGACGAGCGTATTCCTCAGCCTGAAGAGCGAGAGCCATCTCCATCCCACGAGTCCGTTCCTTGAGGACCTCTATCTCAGTTTTTAGGTCGCTGTCGTTATGCTGGCGAACCATCATATAAACCAATTTGCTTCAGCAGGGAAACAGCTCTGGAGACACAAATGCTACCAGAATAATCACCGTTATTCTTCGCCTCGACAGCTATAACCAAATCATTTAACGCATCCGCAAGGTCTGGTGCTAGGCTTGCCAGTTTCGCATGCGCCACGTCATTTGGGAGATCATTTGATGACTTAACCACTAGGGTTATAGTATGACAACGTTACTGGTAACGTCAAGCCTTTTCGCAAAGAAACCTAACAAAATTTTCCAGCCAACTTCCTCTCCACCTCAGCGATTTGCTTTCGTGTGAATGCAACTCGCCACACCGGCTCTCCAGTACAGTCGTCACAGGCATGCGCAAATCCGCAGCGACCGCCATTGACAAACCAGGTTTCACCCTTCGGGCACTGCGCTGGAGTAAATCGCTTAGCAACTAGTCGTTTGCCGCAGTAGCAGCAATACACCATGCCATTATCGGCTGGCGCTCCATCGTTAAACTCAAACGCATCCTCGCATTCGGTCTGGTAAATTCCATTTTCATCCTCGGTCCATACGCACGTTGCTGAATCAGTCATTTCACTTCTCCGTTCTGTGTGGCGCCTGATGCGCAATCTCTAGCGCTCTGGCGACAAGATTAACCGCATACAAGCTCTTCACCATTGGGCCAGTAACCCGGTAGACCTGCCATCCAAGCAGGGTCGCCGCGTTGTATTTCCGGCAGTCATCAGCGAATCCCTTGGGCCTGGTATGCCTTCCTCGTCCAGGGGCCCCCTCGATCTCTAGCGCAACGAGGAGTTCTGGCCACGCGAAGTCGAACCGCCAATCCTGTAGCCCGGCTTCTGCCAGCCTGCTCCGAAGTGGCATCCCCTTGTTTTTCTCGCCTGGGGAGCAGCTCCAGCCTACGCTGATCGCAGCAAATCTGTACTCTCTACAGCACGGCGGGAGCCCAAGCGCAGAGATCTGGATCGCAAAGGGTTTCTCGTGCTTGTCGCGGTTCGCCCTTGCTTTGGCTTTGGCTAGTTGCTGTGCTGCAGTCATTGATCTGTTAGGAGCCGTCATCGTCGCGCTCCACTAGGCCGGCGTCGAACAGCTTGTCGGCGTCCCTACTATCGTCGTAGCTATCGCACGCTTCGGACAGGCAGTGTTGCCACTGGTCGAGCTTTTCCGGTGGCGGAGCGGGGCAAACAGTGAATTCCGCTCCGCATGTTTTGCACCTTCTGATCGCGACCCTGGTGCCGTACTTGTTAACCGCGTTATGGCATCCTGGGCACTCCAACGCTTTGGTTCCCGTTGGGTATACGGCGACCCATTTATGCCCGCAGCCTTTGCATGCTATTAGAGATTTATCATGCGGCCTTGCTGCGTCGATGCTAGTTACCGTGTGGAAGATACTCATGATTCAAAAAATCTCAGTGTAGGGCCATCGAAATGCAGCTCGACCTCACCAGTCGGCCCGTGGCGTGACTAGCCTGTCCGTCGAGTGCGGAGATGGCGGTATGTAGTTTTGGCTCGACAATCATTTTTGACCTCGGGGGGTTGCCTATCTGCGTGGATTGCTGGTACTGCGCCAACTGCGCCGTACTGCGCCAACCGCTCGCGGCGCAGTGCCGGGAGGGGATATGCGTACGGCGCGCAGCAACTGCGCCGTGCGCCAAATCCCTATAGGCCGGCGCAGTAGTTAGAAGGGTATTTGCCGAGTCCATCTAGGAGGCCTCATTCAGGGCTACTGCGCCATGCTTCTCGGCGCAGTAGCGCGGGCATAGGTACGTGGTCCTGCTGCCTTGCCGGAGCCCTGGAGGGAGTGGGACCTCGATCACCCTGCTGGAAATCATGAGTTCGTCGATGGCACGGCGGATCTCTGTCCTGGTCATGCTAAGCTCTGTTGTGGCGCCATCTAATTGGCGACGTGTCCAGTAGCGCTCCGCCCCAATCTGAGATGCTAGATAGCGCTCGACTTGATCGGCGCGCTCCCCGGCTGCCACGTCTTCTGGGATCGCCATCTCCACCACGGAGGCATAGCTATATCCCGTGCGTGTTATCCAGATTCGTGGGAGGTTGGGCGGCGCATAGCTGAGCTTGGCCCGCGCGAGGATGGACACGCTAGCATCCGCGCCAAGGTCGCACCCAAGTGGTGGGCGCAGGGGGCTGTCCTTGTCATAGTTCTGGAGCACCGTGACCATGCGCGCGCCATCGGACAGGGCAGACCCGCCTCGGGCTGCATACTGGTCGAGCGCGCCAGCTCTGGCGTTTGCTTTCCCCGTATGGTGCACGAGCCGGACGCAACACCCGAGCCCACGCACGATGCGCCTAGCGGCAGTAACGATTGCCTGCTCGTTATCGTTAACCGCCTGTTCGCTTGCGCCAAACGAGACAAGTGGGTCGAAGACGATTACCGCGGGAGGGTTGTCCGCATAGGCGTCGACGATATGGTCTGCCAGATCGGTTAGTAATAGGTTGCCGTCCGCGACCTGCGCAAGCCGAACACCCGATCCGACAACATCCCACACTAGGACCGACTGGTAGACGGCATCCCTCTCGCTGGCGGACAGGTCCATCTCGGCAACGATCTCGCGGAGCCGGGCAATGAGACGCTCGCGCGCGTCCTCAGCGGAAATTATGAGAGTCCATCCTGGGGTTACTACTGGGCATCCCCATATGGGGCGCTCGAGGGCCAGGGACGCGGCCTCCGCGAGCATCATCGTGGTCTTGCCGGTGCCGCCCGGCGCGATCAGTAGCGCCACATCGGCGTAGAGGTAATCGCTAACGTAACAGGTGGGGGTGAGCTGCGCTGCATCGATCTCGGATGCCGAGGGGACTAAGTCGAGCCGAGGTGGGGGCCGCGTAACATCAGTAGGTTGCTGCGCGTCACCCGGAGCGTGCACGCCGAGGAAGCTGAGCAGATCGCCGAGGCGCTTATCGCCACAGTGCGAATGCTGGCAGACGAAGGAGGCATGCCCGTGTCCGTTGTGGTGCGCCTCCATGTAAACCGTGCCGCTCAGGTCGCCTCCCGTGTGCTCCTTCCACCAGGGGCATGTGATTTGGTGGCGTCCGTCCTTCAATTCGTGCTGGTATAGGCTTCTGGCCTTGAGCGCGGTCACCACGAGGTCGGTGCTTTTGGTCTGCGCCTCCGTGCCTGCCTTCTTTCCCGTGGCCAGCTCGTGGAGCCGGTCAAGGTGCGCGGTCTCGATAGGCCCCGGATCGGTGATGCAACCTAGGCGCTCGCCGGTAACGGTCAAAAAGCGCCCGGTCGTATAAACCTCGACCCCGTTGCCTCTGAACGAGCGCACCTGGTCGCCGTAACCAAAGAATCGAAGCCCAGTCCCTGATGGCGTGATTTCCCAATAGGTCGAGATTCCGTCCACAATCCTGGAGGCGAGCGGGGTCAACTCTCCCGTCTCTATATTGCGACAATGGTCCAGGTCGCCGGCGATGAAATCATCCCTATCGCTAACGACGAACCCAATACCCGCGTACCCGCCCTCCTCATAGGCGCTCCGGATGGCTCCGTAGTCCGACCAGGTAGCAGGGTTAGTGCTGCTGGCCTTGAGTCCTGTCGGCTGGTAGGGGATCTTGTTCATGCCGCCGTTCGGCTTGGGCTCTGCTTTAAACAGCACCCACTGATCGACAGCGATCATCGAAGTAGGAATACCGTCGAATCCAGGCTCGATGCCCATCCATCCCGAATATGCAGGGCCTACGCCTTCGACTTGGGCATTTTCATTTTGATCGCTCATGTGGCTCGCGCCTCCCTCTCGGCGTGGCGCCGACCCTCATGTGCCGGGCATAAGGCGGTCCACCGGTCATGGCCGGCAGGGCTGACTTTCTGCAAACGGTCTAGAAATTCAAGAATTGGCATGTTATAATTCACTTGTTTGACCTCTCGTAGACGACCTCCTTAGCGCCCGGCCACCACCGGGCGCTTTCTTTTGTGGCGCTCATGCTTGGTTGCGCCTCGGATACGGCAGTGCACCGAGATGGATCTGGTATCCATATTGCGCTACCGACAAGATTCCTCGATCCTGAAGCTCACCGATATTGCTCGTTATCTGCCCGTCGCTCTGTCCGAGTTGGGCTGCTATTCGGTTCTGCATAGTAAGAGCGAAGCCCTTATCATTCGCAGCATTGGCGATGCTGACGACGATAAGTTTCAGGTGAGCGGGAAGGTCGGTACATAAGACGCGCCTAATCAAGTACTCTCTCGTACGGCCTCCTTGGCTGCTGACAGCCTCGGCACACAGCGCTATGCCTTCCAGCCCCTCCTGCTCTTGCTCCTTGCGAGCATGCCCCTTGCGCTCCTTGCGGCGCTCCATACGCGTGGAGGTCAGGCGGTCATAGAAAGCTTTTCGCTCAGGGTCTTGCTCCATGTGACCACGCTTCGCGTGAATGGCTTTGACAAGCTCACGCAGCTCGTCCTCGGTAGCCCCGTGGATAGTGGCATCAAGCCACGTGGCAACCTCATTTTCCGGCCAGGCGACAACGCGCGGCCCAACGGAAATTGGCTGAGGAAAGCGCCCATCGCGAACACGCGCGTAGACTGCGGACCGGCTAAGGCCGAGTCGTTCAGAGACAGCGGTAAATCTGAGAAGTGAAGACATTATGAGACTCGAACAAAACGATAGATAGATAACCCCAGCCAACTGGCGTTGGGGACCTCTTACTGTATTGTTCGGCTGGTTCGCCAGTAACTGGCGATTTGGCTATCCATCCTTGGCGACTCTGATCCTACCCACCGAACAAGGTAAGTAGGACAAGTCTACGCTAAGCTTTTATGTTTTGCAACGTCGTGTTACTCGCAACTCTCCCACAGAGACGCAGTAGGACCGCAGGGATAATCCCAACCTCGTGCTACAAAAAAATCGACGGGGATTTTTAGCTTAGGGTGGTTGCACTGCATGTCGCGGTAATGCCTGCAATACAGGCAGCCTTCGCGGCGGGTGTCTCCGAGGGGTATATCGCTTATATTCAATGCCTTTTTCCAAAAAAAAGCCCGCCCCGGGGTGGGGCAGGCAAAATTACCGCCAAATGGGGGGGGTTGGCGGTCACGACAGTTCCGCTGTCGTACCGGGGACCACCTGCCGGTGTGGGGAGGGGACCCGCGCAAGCACTCCGAGAACCGCACCTCCAATCGCGATCGGCATCAGCCGCCCACGCGCAGCATGGTTGCAGATACGGTTCTCGCAAAGCTCACGCCAGCTCCTTCAGCGCCTGCTTGAGTCCATCTAAAATATCAGGGCGCAAATCAGCCACGGAGACCTGTCCCGATGTCGCCTGTGAGATTAGGATGGCGCTTTCAACGCTTATCCCACCACCTAGCGCCCACTTAGAGACTGCGGATTGAGATACACCGCAGGCTGTCGCGAGAGCCTGCTGGCTCCCAGCGATCTTGATTGCTTCTTGTACAGGTGTAGTCATACCGCGATACTACAACGGTGGTCGCGTCTTGTCAAGCACGAGGATCATGAAAAAATATAACTAAAGTGTTGACGGTAAGAAACCAAGGTTGTACTCTTACATTAACACGCAGGAGCAGCTGAAATGATTGAAAGTAACCAAGAAATCTCAGACGATGACATCAATCTATACGCAGCATGGCTCTGCGAGAAGCCGATAAACGATGTGTTTGCACTGCTCTCTGCAGCCAAGCGCAAGAGGCCCGATCTGCAAATTTCGGCCATGAGAATACGATCTCTGATCGAGGATCAGATCGGAAATGCCGCTGAATTGATCGTTGAATCAGGCGTTTGGAGGAACGAACCATGAGCACAAGCCTAATCCTCAGCATTATTGTCGGAATCCTCATGACACTCTGCACGGCAGCAGCTGCAGCGGTCTGTGTCGCCGTTACGGTCTCCCTGATCTGGGGCGCATGCTGGCTTGCCGACTGGCTCGGCGGAAAAAGATGATCACTAAGCAAAAAACAGACCCGTTCGAGCCGCCGTGTGTGCTCTATGATTTGCCATTTGCGGATTATCTGGCGCTCCCAGCTGCATCCTCGCATGCGCTAAAGACGCTCCTGGAAAAGAGTCCTTTGCATGCCAAGACAGCAACGAACAAAACGAGCGAGGCGAAGAGCCTGGGGACCCTCACGCACGCAATGTTGCTCACTCCTGACGCATGGCGTGATGAGGTGCTGATCAAGCCGCAGGTCAATCGGACGACCAATGCCGGGAAAGCGGAGCTAGTCGAATGGATGCTTGGCATACTTGGAGGCCCAGGCCACGATGCGGTTGAGCAATTTCTTGTCGCCAAGATGACCGGAAAACACTATGACTCCATGATCCAAGCGCTTGAGCCGATGCTCGCGGAAACCGGAAAAGACGCGGTGACCGCAAATAAGGTGCCGATTGCAGAGCGGATGGTAGAGAGCGTGCTCTCAAAGGATATCGGGCGCGTGATCTTCGCGTCAGGAAAGCCTGAGACCACGATGATAGCCCATGAACCTCAAAGCGGAGCGCTTTGCAAGATTAGGCCGGACTGGCTGCCAGATGGCCACGAGGTCATAGTTGACCTGAAGACGGCGGCATCGGCATCGTTCGAAGATTTCTCGCGAGCTGCAGCGCGGTATGGATACGCGATCCAAGCTGCTCTCTATCGAGAGATTTATCGTCTAGTTATGGGGCAAAAACGACCGCCATTCCTGCACGTTGTCGTCGAGAATGAGCCTCCATATGACTGCGCCGTCTATGAGCTGGATCAGGAGGCACTGGAGTCTGGGGAGAGAAAGGTCCGCCGCGCCCTAAATATCTGGGCGCAGTGCGAGGAGGGCGGATATTGGCCAGGGATTGGATACGACTACACCGAGCGAGAATATCGCATAGAGAGTTTAAGCCTGCCAAAATGGGCACTTTGAGGTAACACAATGTCACATATAACAAATCCATTCGCATCAAATCAACTTCAGAAGATAGAGCAGCGGTCACTCCCGCAAACCGACCAGCAACGCGCAATTGCAGAGGTCCAGGCGGCAATGCTGGTCGCAAGAGCAAATCCACGTGACCAGAGCGCAGCAATGGATCGCATCATCAACGCTTGCTCGCGACCAACGTTGGCAAGCTCCGCCACCTATGATTATGCGCGTGGCGGCACGCAGATCACCGGGCCGTCAATAAGACTCGCAGAGACGATCGCGCAGTCGTGGGGTAATGTCCAATTTGGGATTCGCGAGCTTGATCAATCCAACGGCGAGAGCACCGTACAGGCATATTGTTGGGACGTAGAGACCAACTCGAGAAGGGAGGTCACGTTCCAGGTTCCGCACGTGCGACATTCGCGTAACAAGGGGAACACGAAGTTAACCGACCCGCGCGATATATACGAAGTGGTTGCAAATGTAGGCGCGCGGCGGCTGCGATCATGCATCCTGGCAATTATCCCGGGAGACGTTACGGAAGCCGCCGTCCAGCAATGCGAGGAAACCCTCAACGCAAACGTAGACACATCTCCTGACTCCATCAAGCGTCTACTGGAGGCATTTTCAGCGCTCGGAGTCACAAAAGCGCAGATCGAAAAGCGTATCCAGCGCAGGATGGAATCGATCCTGCCGGCGCAAGTCATCGGCCTCAGAAAGATTTACAACTCTCTCCGCGAGGGAATGTCATCGCCTGGCGACTGGTTTGAGCAAGCCGCATCTGGACAGGCGGAGGACATCATGAGCGCAGCCCGCAAGCAACAAGCAACAAACGAGGCTGATCCAGAGCCGGAGCCGCAGGTCGAGCGCTGATAACAACCTCGCCCTGTTATCACTACAACGACAAATAAAATACAACTAAAGTGTTGACAGGGCCTAACCCAGGTTGTACTCTTAACTCAACACACAGAAACGACCAAACGAAAGGGGAGTTGACATGCACTTAGCACAATTCATTGAGACCTTGAATGAGATCTACAGCGAGCACGGTGACATTGAAGTGGTTCGCTTAACGAACAGCGGCGATGTACGCGATCACATAGGCCCGGAGCTGGCGCATCGCCACATCCGCTACAAGGGGCAATTGACCACATACGAGCCTGAAAGGTCCGTTCCCGTGGTTAAGGTATAGAAATGGGAGAATAGAATGTACAAGTTTGATTTGGTTGGATTTTGCGGTCCAGTAAATGTCGGAAAAACCACCGCCGCAACAATCCTTAGTGCGGAGCTTGGATACCGCATGCTCGGATTCGCAGACCCGATCCGCGAGACTGTGCTGAAGCTCATCCCCACATGGGATGACTGCAACATAGAGGATGGCATAGACATCAGGAATTCACTTTTGAATCGGTCTCCGCGCGACCTGATGCGCATCATCGGAGACCACGCACGCGGCTTGCAGTGGGACATCTACATACGCAGGGCCGAGCGCAGAATTTTAACGTTACGCGAGGAGGGAGTTCCAGGAGTCGTTATCCACGATCTGCGAACAGAACAGGAAGCAAACTGGATGCGTGAGTACGGCGGTAGGATTATCCACCTTAAGCGTGACGGGGTGAGATATCGCGCCGACCACCCGACCGAAATGCGGATCTATCCTCAGCCTGGAGATGAATTGATCAACAACTACGGCTCGGTCAGTGGGCTTCGACGGAAGCTACTCTGCCACCACAGGAGCATATCGTCATGGATAAGAACTTAAGCAGTCGCGTGGATTTTCTGTTGGAAAGCCTGTGGGATGTATATGGATCGCTGGGACGATGGGACCTGGTGTCATCCGGTCTCTTCGGCGCAAAAATGATGATCGTCTATGACGACCGTAAAACGTGCGCCGAAATGGATTTTCTCGCAGCGATAGCCCGCAGACACGAAAGAGATAGCTACAAATACGGGGGCTGACATGAACGAGCTGACTGCAGCGGCCATCGCCGCGCACACCGAAGAGGTCCTGTACGCCGACCAAATCGTGCGCAATGTCGAGCGGCTCCGGACATGGGCCGATAGCTGGCGCGAGCAGACCGGGGCTTACCCCGAGAGCTATGACTCTCAATCGCTTGTCGAGCAGCTCTACACAAGCACGCGTGACCTGTTGTTCGGCCTCGCAGGCGAGCCTGAGCAGGAGCAGGTGCAGACAGCGGAGATTCTCATGCATCCAACCTTCGAGCGACGTAGAAGGGGGGCGCAGAGCAACCAAGGGATCGTCCGCTTCCCACGATATCGCGGGCAAATCAAACGAGCCAAGCTACCTGAGCCACCGACAGCGGCATAATTAAGGAGACAAAAAAATGAATCTTGCAAACGCCAGAAACCTCACTTTAGACGAAACAATCTGCGAGCTTAATTCGGCATGGAGTAACCCATTATCCGAAAATGTTATGGAAGCACTAATTTCCAATCTAATCAAAGGCGCAGATGAGCTTATCGACGCTAAATCTCAGGTCCAGACCCTCAAAATGAGGCTGAAGTCTGCATATTTTGAGCTGGATCAGGTCAACGCGCAGCTTGAGCGGGCCAAGGTTGCGTTGTTCAAGACGGCGCTGGCCAAAAAAGGAAGAGGATTGATGTCGTGAAGCTGCGTATCCCAAAATCCCAACTACGGATGGCGCTCGACAAAGTGACTGCCTGCGTCGCACGCGCTAACACGTTACAGATCCTCGACTATGCCCTAATCGAGCCGATTCAGGGAGCGCTGAGGATCTCCGGCAGCAACCTTGAGACCACCCAGGCGGTTGACATCCAGTTGGATGGCATTGAGCAGGCCCACCCTTGGACTGCACCGGCTCACAAACTCAAGGCCATCGCCGCCGCAGCGCCGAGCGAGGAGATCACGTGCAGCGTGGGCGAGAACAGCCTCACGCTTACGAGCGGATCTAGCCGCTGGCGCTTGCCGACCCTACCCTCCGAGCAATGGCCAGAGAGTCGGGACCGTAGCGGCATGCAGGAGATCTCAGTCGGAGCAAAAACGCTGCGGAGAATGATTGCGGCAACGCTTCCTGCTGCCGCGAAAAATGACGCAAGGTACTTCCTGAATGGAATCAATCTAGAGTCACAGGACGGAAAGCTCACGGCATGTGGCACGGACGGCCATAGGCTACATGCCGCCGAGGCGATCGGTGATTACCAAGACGGAATCAGCATCATATTACCGCGCCATTCAGCGCAGATAATCGAGTCTGCACTACCTGTAGATGGCGATGTTATCTTTGCTTATGGCTCCGGGAGCGCGCGCGTGTCGTATCCAGGCTGCACCATCGAAACCAAACTGCTCGATGGACGCTATCCGGAGTGGAGGAGAACCATTCCGAGCCCCAACGGCACCTGTCGAGTAGACGGAAAAGTGCTGATAAAAGCAGTCGGCAGGGTAGCCCTGACAGCAAACCAGCACCGATCAATACGACTCGAGTTTAACCCTAGCCATATTGAGATTGCATCAAGCAGCGTTGATATGGGCGAATCATCTGATCGCGTAGAAGCCGAATACGAAGGTGAGACCGTTGTCATCGGAGTAAACTCGACCTATATGACAGAAGCACTTGCCACAATTGGCGACGTTGCGCGCATCGGAATAACCGACTCGAATGTGAGCTTATTGGTCGAGCCTGGAGATCCTCAAGATGATGACGTGAACGTATTCGCGGTTGTTATGCCAATGAGGTTATGACCATGTCCCGCAAACCATGGACGCAAAGCGAAGTCTCTGACCTGATAAGGGATTACCAGGACACGCCGACCAATGAGCTGGCCGAGCGCTTCGGACGCACGATTAAAAGCGTATGCACGAAAGCTTTTGATCTTGGTTTGCACAAGAGCGCAGAGTACATGGCCGGCCCAAATGGCCCAGGTTGGAAGTCAGGTAATAACCCTGGACGCGCAACACAATTTAAGAAAGGGAGCACGCCTCATAATAAGGGCAAAAAGGGCTTTGACCCAGGCGGCCGAGCACGGGCAGCACAGTTCAAGCCTGGATCAAAACCGCACAACTGGCTCCCAGTTGGAGCCGAGCGAATAAATGATGGCGGATACCTTGAGCGCAAGGAAGCAGATACCGGGCATACGTGCAAAGACTGGGTCGGCGTCCACCGACTCATATGGATTGAGCACTATGGCCAGATCCCAGAGGGGCGCTATATCGTATTTCGCAACGGCGACAAAACCGACATCAGAATTGAAAACCTAGAGGCGATCACAAAACGCGAGCAGCTCGCTCGCAACAGCGTACATCGCCTCCCAGAAGAACTGGCCAAATTGTGCCAACTCAAAGGCGTTTTGCAGCGCCAAATCAACATGAGGATGAAAGAACGTGAAGAATAAAATAGAAGACTTGAGAGATCACCTGTTTGCAGCGATCGAAGCGCTGCAGGATGATGAAAAGCCAATGGACATCGAGCGCGCCAAGGCAGTGGCTGATGTGGCCCAAGTCATCATCAATTCAGCCAAAGCCGAAACTGAATACCTGCGGGTGGTAGGGGCTACAAGAGGAAGTGGATTCATTCCATCTTCACCGCGCATTCCTGAACATCCGCTCGCACGTACTAACAGCGCTGAAAAGCTCCAAGGCACGCGAGTCAACGGGATCGCCATAACATCATGATACGCCAACCAATATTTGACATTTGGCAGACAGTCGCTCAATACAGCGTCCTCGATGTGTATAAGCTAGGAAGGGATTGGCGGTATCTGGTCGAATGTAATAGATGTGGCCACGAGCGCGAGATCAACCAAGGTGCGCTATTGGATGTGCAGCGAAGGAACTCCAGTGGTTGCCCTACGTGCTCGCATCGTAAATACACGAAAGACGGGCTCGAATATGGAGACTCGGATCGCCTGCGGTTATGGAAATCGACCGACGCATGTATTGCCGAGTACAACAAACTGACGAGTCAATGGCCTGCGCCGGCAGGGCGGAATGGTTATTGGTTATGGGCAGATCAACAGGTGACAAGATGAACACACAAGCAAACAACGCATATCACAACGCGCAGAGCATCCTTAAAAACAATGGGGTAACGGAGTACAGATTCCACAGAACGTGGAGCGACTTGGGCTTACTGGAATACACGCTGCTTCAATCCAAGGTGAGAATGTACGAGGGGCTGGCGTCTATTGCGGAATCCCAGGGCACGGAAGTGCGAGACGAAATTGAAGAAGAGCTGTGCAAGATTTTCGCACACGTTTTGATCGAGGCTATGCCGCGTCGTGCACGCAAGTATGCTGCTGAGATATTGGGTGAGCAAGATGCACATTAACGGTTACCCAATCTGGCATTGTTGGGCGAGCTGTTACGACGAGGATGACATAAAGGCTACGCACTTGTACGGATACCTCCGGTCAACCACGTCTGACAGCTTAGAGGATACGGTGTTGGGCATCCCTCCATCAGACTCAGAAGAAGAAGCGTTAACGAGATGTTTCAGGAAGTGGCTGCGATTACCGAAAGAACGCAGAGGTGTGCTTCTGGTAGGCGCATCTCAAGCAACAATGTGCTGTGATGTTGAGCATGACTAGCAGCAGGCCGCTCCTGGAATCGCCCACTACGCTCTGTATGGCGGCTTTGTCTTGACAAGGATTGTTTCCTGAAATATAATCATACCCGTTCCCGTTCGGGAGCAGGTAAGATTAATCGAGGATTTCGAAATGACGACTGCAGACAGAAACAAGCTTGCGTATATCGGCTCCAAGCCAGGTGGCGAGCGAGATTCCGACGCATGGTTCACGCCAAAAAAATACCTTTCGCTGGTGCGAGAGGCGCTTGGTGGCACCATAGGACTGGACCCTTTTTCCTCCGATGCGGCACAAGCCACAGTAAAAGCTGAACATTACTTCACGGTCTCTGACAATGCCCTAACAACCACGTGGCCGGTAGTCAGTACCGTTTTCATGAATCCGCCGTATTCAAAGGGGATGTGTGCTCTCGCGGTTCAAGCGTTTACTACAGCGTTTGATCAAGGGAAGTTCAGACGTGGCATTGTGCTTGTGAACAATGCAACCGATACAACCTGGTGGGCAGCATTGACCGGGCACCCAGGATGCGTTGCGCTTTGCTTGACGCATGGAAGGATCGGTTTCGAAAACGCAGATGGAAAAACCATATCGAGCAACACTCGCGGGCAAGCCTTTGTTTTGTTTCAGGCTGGTACTTCACAAGAACGCCGGGATGCCCGAAAACAATTTGGGCGAAAATTCAACAGTCCGGCAATCGGGAGAGTGTGGTCATGAACCGTCCGCAAGGTGGCGCTACCGCCAATGCAGCTGGAGCAACGGGAGAGCAATTGATCCTAAATATGCTTGTATCGCACGGCTTCCGTGAAGAAACAAAGGCCGAGAAACAAGCTTCCCGCGCAATGGTGAGGGCTGCATTTGACCTTAAAGATGCAGTGTTACCAGGCATCGTTTATCGACAATTGCCAGCGTTCAACAGCATATTTCGGGTGCCGTTCAAGGCTGACTTTATGATACGCCTGAACAAAGATCAGTTTGGCCTGATCGAGATGAAATGGCAGGCATCGGCTGGAAGTGTCGATGAGAAGCTTGTGTTCTGGCTCCTTACGCTTCAGGAACTTCCAGAAAATGTCAAACCCCTTCTGATTGTTCTGGGTGACGGCGTTCGTCCTGGAGCGCTCAGTTGGCTAAAGGAAAATCAGAGACGTGTGCTGGTTGCGCGCGACGTGCAAGAAACAAAGCGCCTAATCCAGGAGCTTGTGAAAAAATGATCAGAAATTACCTAGTCTCAATCATAGTCGTGAAAACACTTTTCGTGGACAGCGAGCTGTGGGACAAGCACCCGAGGGCCATCGAAACAGTGGCCCGATTTTTAGGCCAAGAAGTGTACCCGACATTTGTCAGGTGCCACAGTCACGCACGGGGTTAATCATGAAAAAGCTATTGATCGTCACCACAATCGCCCTTGCTGGCTGCGCTGGCCCGCAATTACGAACCGCGGATACAGGATACTCCGCTCAAGGTTCCGCGCCCAATTATTGGGACAGGCTCCAGGCCGTGCGAGCCCAAGGTGGAGGTGGTATCAGCGCTCTCCTCACTGCGGGGCTTGGCACTGGTGCTGGTTGGGCCCCTGGCATGAGACCTCCACAGCTTCAGCCGGTGCAATCATCGTCTCATTCGTACCAGTTCGGGACGGATCTACCGGTCAACTGCACCACAACTGGCAACACGACTCACTGCATGTAACGACAAGAGGATTACACTCATGTATCTCACTCCTTTCGGAGCTGTAATGGTCGCCAACGCTCTTGCGTGGGCGCTCGCAATCTACCTTATCATTTGTTAGGAGGTATCAAATGATCATCGAGTTTAAAAAGCACGCGGACGGCCCTGCTCTTGTAGTCCGTGCGGGAACAATCAGCGAAGGAATCGATCTTGGTCAGCTTATGGTTACTTTGCGGCAAGCTAACATCGCGCACAAGAAATGGGGTATCGACGGAATCAGCCTAAAGCTCTCCAGCAGAGAGAGGTCGCAAACAAGCTCGATCGCTGTTGGACAGGAAGCTATTCGACAGCCTCCGCCCGATGCGGATTCCTTCAGCAAGAAACTTAGAAACTCAATCCTTTGCTAGGAAGAATCAAAAATGTTCACAAGCTGTATTCGGATACACGACCATCACACAGATGGCTCCAAAATGCGCCCGTCAGGGTCCTCTGACATGATGGAGCATTGGGCCTGGCGCCTAGCCTATGGATACCTTGGCACGGGTGAGGTTGCCATTGCTGGCGCAGAAGACGACGTTGGAATAGAGGTTTGGATCGGCAGGCGATTCTGGGAGACGAATCCGCATGCTTTCGATCACATCATGCAGTTCATCAAGAGCAACAATCTTGATGTGACCGTGGACGCAGACGAGTGCAGGAAATGCAGCGGGAGGGAGTCCTGCGTGTCTACAAGGGGAACTGAAAATGCCAAAATATGAAGTTACATTACGAACAATCGAAAGCTACCTAGTCACGGTCGATGCTGGGAGTGAGCGAGAGGCAAAGGACCTTGCGTGGGAAATGCTGGCAAACAGCGATAAGACCAAAAGGCTGTATCATTATGACTCAGATGGAGAAGCGGTAGCAGACGAGATTAACCAATAGAGCGTCCGTGCCCGGTGGTCAATCATTTGCGGCCACTGGGCACCTTATCACCTCACATCAATTAAGCTTTTCTATCTTTACCACTGTGTATACCTCTGGATTTCCATCAGACACTGGGTGTCCAAAACCATAGGTATAATAGTGTTCTACATACTGTCGAATTTCAAAAGTCTTGCTAGATGCAATGGTTATTACGCCGGCAAGAAAAGCATGCCCGCCTTGCTCATAATTGTATGTAAGAAAAGTTGATTCTCCAATTATGTCCGTAGTTGAATCAGAAACATTATATACTGTAAGGCGCGTTAAATTTGTCCGTTCAGTTGGCGTGCTGACACCAATAAGATATGTTCCTGCTCCTAATGTAAATTGGTTCGATGATATTGAAACAATATCATCAGGATCATATCTCTCTGTGTTCAGATCTCTAGTATGTGTCGTGGTCGCTGTTGTTGCCCCGCCTTTGGTACCGCTTGTTTTTTGATCAACAATAATCGCATATGATCCGCCGCCGCCACCACCGCCAGCAGGAGTTGCCCACGTCCCATCACCTCTCCAGTACGTCGATGAGCTTGCAGAGGTCCCGCCATTGAGATTAGCTACAGGAAGATTGCCTGTAACGCCGGTGGACAACGGAAGCCCAGTAGCATTGGTTAACGTAATCGCGGACGGAGTCCCGAGCGCAGGGGTCGTTAGCGTCGGTGATGTGTCGAGAACAATCCCGCCCGAGCCAGTCACATTCGCCGCAAGGGCGGTCGCCACCCCTGTACCGGGGGTTATCGCAGAGAAGCCGCCAGCACCATCATTCGTCTGCAAGTCGCCGCTCGACCCGCCAGGCGCAGCACTGCCACTAGGCAAGGAGGCATAATCAATCTTGCTGAGTACCCCAGAGCCGTCCCAGATAAGCAGGTAGTGCCCCGATCCAGGCGAGCCATCCGCAGACAGATCTCCTGGTGCGCACCCAGCATAGGCCCCAGTACCTGCAGACATCCGGCAGGCAATGTCGTACTGATCGATGTCTGTAGCAGTGCCACTTGGAGGATCTACCCAAGCAAGCTGGCCAGAGCCATTTGTTTTCAGAACCTGATCAGCAGACCCATCTGCCTGCGGCCAATTAAGCCCGTCAAGAACGATATCCCCAGTGGTGTCTGGAGTGATGGCAATGTTGCCAGCAGACACAGAGACAATGGAGTGTCCGTTTACATCAAGGTCGCCGCCAAGCTGCGGAGTCGTATCGCTTACAACATCACCACCAGTGTCCAGGTCGGTCAGAACGTTGTCTTGACACTTTTTGAAGACTCCCTCAGAGTCGTCAAAGAAGATCCCACCGCCAGTTGCGGAAAAGGTGGAGCAGTCAGTTAGTGTGTCTCCTGCTGTAAACTCGACGCCGAGATCATCGACTACCAACTCGTCAGTTAGGGTGCCACCAGCAGCAGTCAGACCGCCAGATATCTCTTGATCTCCATTGCCATATATGGTGAGCAAATTTGAAGATCCATTGTTGGTGAGTCTCCACGCGATCTCATTAGACGCCAAATCAGCATAGCTAGTCGCGCCATCTGATTTAGATGCTTCCCAGAGAAACACGGGGTTAGTTGGCGCAGCACTTCCGGTAAACCCATACCAATACAGCGCGCTATCGTCATCCTCGACATGCGACCCTATTGCTGCTCCTCCGTTACCCCACTCATAAATCTGGAACCAAGTATTTGTAATCCCGGTCCTGGGGATCGTGATTCCAGCGTCTTCTATCGTAAGAGTGTGACCGTCATAAGTCAGCTCTGACGACCCCTCGATCGTCCCGTCCCCAGTCCAGACCGCAACCTGGCCGTCTGCAGGAGTGCCCACCTTGGAAACGTCTCCACTTGGGAGATTTCCGATATCGCATTTTCGCAGCTCTCCCGTGGAGAGAGCGCAGAGCAGCGAATCACCGGCAGCCGGAGCCGGCTCGTCTGTTAGGTCGGATACAGGGCCGCAATCGATCGGGCCTGACCCGGACGCAGACCGATAGGCTATATCCCACTGGTCGCACGCAGCGTGCGCAAACAAGCTAGTCGCAAACAGCGGGACAATCGCCGCGAATTTTACGAATTTTCTTTTCATGGCATTACTCTTCTGTTAAGCCGTCGCCATCGACGAGCTGAAATAAAGACTCTCCGCTCAATACCTGGTCAAAGGTGGCAGAATTCTCGGATACCGGAGTAACGGAAAACCTTGTATCCACTCCAGTTGCGGTAAACCTATAATCAACTCTAGGGACAACAGTGGCACCGGATGCGCTGACAACCGTCACATTAAGATACAACGTAACCACCCTCGGGTTAACATTTGACATGTTGTAATGAATGGTGTAAGAAACTACTCCTCCGTCACCAGGATAATATTGCCCAACGAACACGCGCTGATATATCGTTGAATACGGCAGTGCATTTAGCTCTAACTCCGGATACCCATCCGCTTGGGCATATACTTGAAAATCATGTTCAAAGATTCCAGATTGAACAACTTCATCATAAGTAGTCTCTTTTTTAAAATATGTGTAAGTAGATGGAGCTGTCGGAACGCCTTGATCATACAAAAAACTATATCCATCAAGCGTGAATATGCATCTTTTGGGATGATCAACAAAACCAACAACAACTGGAGAGTCTTTGTCTTGCCCCGTGAATTTGACTACAACATCGTCTCCAACATCAAACGCATTCGCGTTACAGGTCATATATGATACTGGCACGTTGTCATAAGAGTCCTTGTAATATGTTGGTAGGTGAGACGCTATCCCGAAATACTGGCAATTTGAATATGATTTGGCAATCTTTACCGAGCATGTGTTTGCATTCTTGTTAAGGCTGGTTATCTCTCCAATCTTATAGGTTGGCTTCCATTTCTGCCAGCCCGGGAACATAGCCCAATTAGCAAATGCACCGGCAACTGTCAGTGAATATGGAGATTGCAAGCATCCGTCTCTTGATTGATTATATACGGCAGCTCCAGAATACCCTGGCTGTATTATTCTGTTTTCCTCTGTTTGGCCATCGATTTCAATTATTCCTACATTTCCCGATAAATCTTCAGTTAGATCAGTGCACCACGCGGAAACCTCGTCCTCCGGCAATTTTGCCAGCTCAAGAACGGGTATTTTCTTTTCTTTGCTTAGCTTTTGAGCCTTGAAAAGCTGCAGCTCATATTTCGCCTTACGCCAAGCTTGAGACTGTTTAGCAAGCTCTAGCACAGCAGCGTTTGCCGCCTCAAGTTCGTCCTTTGCTTCTCCATCACGAATTTTAATTGACTTGTCGAGCTTGTCCATTGCGCTCTTAATGTTACCAATTTCATCACTGAGATCATCATCTCCGCGACTAATCGATGTCCTTAGCTCATCAATTGATGTATTAACGTTAGCAATTTCGCTGGATAGATCTTGCTCCCATTGGGGATCGATGTTGCGTATTTCTGTGATTAGATCAGACATAGCAGATTCTAGCGCATTTGTACGGTCATACATCTCCCACATCCCTGCAGCTTTATCGGTCTCAAGACCGCTTATGCTTTGAGCCAAGTCATTTTTCTCAAGGCTTACAGTCTTTTTTCTTGCCGTCACCACATCCTGTAGCGTGGAAGATGCGCTAAGGCTTTGAGTGATTCCGTCCGTAAATTCAGCGCTATTACTCTCAGCTTGCGAGACCAATGCGTCAGATGCAGCTTGCAATGCGGAAATTTTACCAGAAATAAGACCACCCGAATCCTTGGCAGCAAGATCTTCGCCGAGCGTTGTTGTGTTGTTTTTGGTAACGACTGAGAAGTCCTGCGTGGCTCCGTACAGTGGGTCCGCCTTGCTGCTTAGGGCGGAAATGGCTGAGTTTATCGTGGAGATGTTGTCAGTTATATACTGAGTCGCGTTGTCGCCGAGACTATCTCTTGCGATTTCGAGATTGTGAATTGCATCATCAACATCTTTCCTGAGCTGAACCAGATCTGCGTCTAAATCGTCTACTTCAAGCTGTTTGTCCTCAATTTCTTGCTCAAGCTTTAAGATTTCTTTTTCGAGATAATCAATCTTTTCATCGATTTTAGAATTGTCCGGATACAGAACTATGGTATACAGCCCATCGCTTCCGCCGCCAGATACCGTTGCTTTGCTCATTCCGCCTCAACAACCTCAAATGTCTCGGATCTAGAGTTGGCATACCAGCTTACCGAGTCCACCACAAACTCATCTCCATAAATCTGAGCGGTATCCCCTGGCCTTAGCTGATTATGCGGAGAGCAGCGATAACGCCTCGAGCCGTTCCTGACGCTTCGATAACTTGCCCCCGACAATTCAACGGTATGCGGTATTCCGTTCGAAGTCGTCCTATGCCCTGTGAGAGTTATTGAATAGCTACTGCTCCCCTGGTATAGCTCAATGTCCTCAAGATCAACGCGCATTACCTCGCCCGAGGATAGCTCCGTCCCGTCTATTCCGTAGATCGTCCGCGTCAATACTAGCTGACCATCGGACCTGTCTGAAATCTCATCGTAGTAATCTGCACCGCTCGGAACCGTCACAGACAAATAGGTGGGCCTGCCTGATCGGTATCTGGCCTGGAAAGATGAAATCGGAAGCGCGAGGCCCGTCGTGCCAGTAAGAATGCAGGTATAGCGCGAAGAGTATGCTGCCTCGACGGAGATTGTCGCCTGGGCTGGCGGCCCGTTTATCAGCGAGCCATTGATCAGCGCGCCATTGATCAACATTACGCAGGAGTCCCCACCAGATTATCCGTGATGTCGATTATCTCATTATTGCGCCAGGCATAGACTCTATCATCAGCGTCCGGTAGAGCCTCCCATGCCGATAGTCTATCAAGCGTTCCCGCAGTAAGGTACGCAGATACTGACGACCCGACGGCAAACGATGTTGGCGCCGTGGTGCTTTCCTGCTCCCTTTCTACCGTTAGGGTGCTCCCAGATCGAGCCGTCATTTTGACGATCTCGATGTTAGTGCCATCAGTGACGGTCAAAAGCTCGTAGGCTCCGCCAGAGGGCGACGAGAAGACCGACCCATCCGCCACCACGACAGATGTTGCGGCGGTAGTCAGCGCCGTATTGAGAGTTGTCTGCGCGTTATTTGAGAAATGCTGCTGAGCCATTAGGATGCCTCTGTGCGGTCGGCAGTAACCAAGAGCCGCAGCTGGCCACCACCGCGGCCCATGCGGAATGAAGCCGGCGAGACCTCCCACGCCGACCCGGATGTGTAGAGCCATAGGCGCGCATATAGCGCGACCCAGCTCTTTATTGTATCCACTGACGCGAGAGGGAGGTCGACGAGCGACAGGTCAAACGTCCTGTCAGCGGCGGAAGACCCAGAGTCATAGACCGATGCTCCGCCATCGAGCGTGGGTGTGCGTTGAGATCTTCGGTCAACAGCGTCAATGTCAGCGTCAGACCCGATCTTGAGCTCAATTGCCCCCACCGGAGAATACGTTGGTGTCGTGAGCCATGCGCGTCTAATCATACCGCACACCCAAGCAGCCATTGTTGGCCTTCCTCGTTTGCTCTCAGCTGGATTTTTTCAAGTACGGTATAAAGAAGCTCGTCCAATATTGGCTCTAACCCATCGGTGTTAATGGTAATTAGCGGGTCGCTAGAATTTAATTTATCAGTTTTTGCTTTCATGTTCTCGATCTGCGCATCAAGCAGTTCTTTTTCTTTTTCCCATTGCTCCTGCTGCAGTTTTATTTGTTTATCTAAAATGTCTTCTATTTGAAATTTGTCATACCAGTTATCCGATTGAGTAAGTGCACCAACCAGATCCCCAATCAGCTGCGTGGTTTCCGCGTAGGTGCTTCCTATGGTTTCAAATGCTGCGACAACTTTTTTAGCGTCCGCCTCTATTTGCGCCACATTTATTTCAACAGCAAGCTCCAGCGTCTTTATTCTCTCATTTGACGCAATTTCCTCCATTTTCGTCTCGTATTCGACGAGGGCATTAACGTCCTTTTTTATTGCATCAACCTTGGCTTCTTCTGATTGTACGATACTCCTATTTGCTGCGTCATAATCTTTGCTCAAATCGATAGCGGCGCCAAACTCGCCAGTCGTCTCATTCATTACGACGACTAGATTTTTTTGCGCTCCTGCTGCAGCATCAGCATTTTTCGCCTGATTAACAAATTGCTCATTGATAAGCTTCGATGCCTCGGCAACTCCTTGCGCTACATCGGCAGCGTCAATCATTGCCTTAGAAGTCTTATCTATTCCGTCAGTTACTGCGTACCATTTGCCTGTTTGCTCATCAAGAGCAATGCTCCCATCCTTTAGCGCGCCCTGAAAATCCTCATAACTATATATGCCAATCCCAGTTTGCTCTGTTACTCGCTTCAGAGCCTCGGTCATTTTGTCCGAGTTATACGAGAACTGGTCGGCCGCATCTCCTTGCGCCTTAATGCGCTCCTCCATGGGGTCGAGCGCTTTAACGAGTTCGGTTGCTCCATAGCCTAGCGCTACAGCCGCGGCAGCGGCAGCAGTAAACGGATTAACTATGAGTGCCGCAGCTCCAGATACAGATGTAAGTCCACCGGCAAGCGTGGTGAGATATTTTGCCCCGGCAATAGCTCCGAGCGCTCCGCCAAGGCCCTGAATGGCAGAGATTACAGGGCTAAGATAGCCGGACAGGATGTTGATGTTTGTGCTAAATCCAAGAACCTCCCCGACCAATTTCTGGATTTCTGAATCTGAGTCAGCGGCAGATAAAGCCCACGCTGCGAATTGATTTATCAGCGGCCCTATTTGCTTAACTATCCCTGCGGTTACTTCGAGCAATGCCCCGCCAACGTTGACGATGCTCTGAAGAGCTTTCTGGAGACCCTCAGGAGTGGATAGATCGACACCATCGAATATCGTTGAGACCGCGCCGGCTATGTCCTTGAATCCCTGGACTATAGGCCCCCAGTCAAGACCCTCGAATGCGGCGGGAAGGTTTTTGGAGATTGTGTTGAGCTGCTCCGAGAAAGCATCCATGAGCGGACGCAATAAGTCGAATAGGGGGGCGAGCCCACCCGAGGCAACTACCTTATCGAAAGATCCGGCGAGATTCGTCCCCGCATCTACCGCACCCTTCATATTTGCAAGAAATTCGGTCCCTATCGACGCGCCCAAATCCTTCATCTGCGCGGAAAACGATTGCGCCTTAAATTGCCCCGTCTCAATTTTCCTGGCGAATTCATCTGTCGCCGACTTGCTCTTTTCGGTCGCGTTTTTATAGGCATCCATGACTCCCGGCCAATTATTGAGGAGCGCCGAAAATCGGTTGCTTTGGTTAGACCCAGCAACAACGGCTGCGGTAAATCCCTGCTGCTCTGCCGTGAGGGTAGGCCATTTTTGCGCCAACGCAATGATGATGTCCTTGGCCGGGATCATCGCGCCATTGGCGTCTTTCTGCGCAATACCGAGCGATGATAATTCCTCGGAGACTTTCTTGGTTGGAACAATGAGGTTATTCAGCGACGTGGTAAGAGCGCGTCCCGCCTCTTCACCAGATCCAGTTGCCTCGACGACCGGGGCAAGCCAGGAGAGCATCTCCTCAAACGATAGCCCGCTTTGCTTGGCGGCTGGGGCGAGCTTTTCCATACCCTGGACAAGCTCTTCGAACGATGCGCCGCTATTGTCAGCTACGCTATTGATGGCGTCGAGCTTGCCTTGCATATCATCCGCCGAGAGCCCGAATCCCTGCATGCTCCTAATCAGAAATTGCGTGGCATCGTCCAGCGAAAGCTCGGAAACTTGGGTAGCGAGAAGCGCATCACTCGTGAGGGTGAGCGAATCAGCAATATCCTGCCCGCTCTTACGGAATTCAGCTCCAGCCGTTATTGCGGCTGTAGTCGTGATTCCGTAGGTGTCGCCGATCTTGGCAAAAGCTTCCTTGTACTGCTCCGCGCTACCCTCCCCATCACTAAGCTGCTTGCCGAGATCAGATAGCGCCGTTTCTAGTTCTACAGCCTGCTTGAGCGCAAGTGCAGCTACAGCGATTCCGGCAGCAGTAACTCCTGCCTCGAACTTGAGTAAACCGGTGGTAATGTCTGCGAGCGGCTGCGTGGCCTTTTCAAGCCCGCCAGAGAGGTTATCGAGATTGCGCGTGATTGCACCGATAGCGTTCGATGTGTTGTCAGTCGCGTCGAATACAATCTCGATGATTTTTTGCAGGTCGGCCATTGTTATTTGCGCGCTCCGGACACCGGATTATCCTGATAGTGCATTGCCCACAGCTCCTGCTCGGTTTCTGTTAGCCGCCCCTGTGGAAAAATATCCGGCCTCCTCTCATAGAGGAGACCGCCCTGCAATCGGCACAGCGCCAGCGATGCCCTTATGGATTGGTCTGCGTAGAGTCTGACGGCGTTTTTTTTACCTCCGAGCCATCGCCGGCAAGCTCCATGATTGCGTTGGTGACAGAATAAAACAGCACGGGATGATGCTCGGCGAGCCAAACAGCATCCTGTTCCTCGCATACCGGATCGACGGAGCAAAGCACGAGCAGGTCCATGCGCCTGGCAATGTCCGGCCTGAGATCGCCAGAGAGACCAAATTTCTCTCTGAACTCAGAGACGATCTTGCTTTTACCGCCCTTAGCCAGCGCCTCTACAAGCCCGTCCATCTGGGCGCGCCTTTCTCGCGACTCGTTGGCTATCGCAAGCTCGTTAGCTGTTGGCGCCCTTACCGTCCAGGTCGGGCTCTCGTCGCCGTCCATGGCGAGCGTTGGCGCTGGTATCGATCTGGTGCGCTGAGCCCACTCGCGCCCTCTCAGTGCTGATAGGTTGATCATGATGCGTGGTCGGAGCCAATCGTCTCCGCGGAGATCGTGCATGCAAGCTCAATCTGGTCATCGGCCGGAAACGTCCGTGAGAAATCAAGCCTCCCCTGTACGGCATGGAAGGGGTTCTTGAGCCTGTCAGGATAAAACTGGAACCACAGTGTCTCGCCAGATAAAGAGACCAGGCCATCCGTAACGCCATCCTCGGGATAACTCTTGAACGAGCCTTGACCAAGCGAAACAGATGTTGCTGCAATCGTCTGCCCATAAATCTGCTTGGAGTTGACGGAGGCACTATTCCCGGGGGGCACGAAATCCACACACTTCTGCACGTTTGCCATACTGGCCACAGCATAGCTGGCGTATACTCGCTTGGGCAAGTCGCCGGTATGAGCGAGCGGGAGGGCATCGGCCAACGTGACCTTGCCGTAACGGTAATCGACAACGTCAATGGCTGGGTAATTGGACTCCTCTCTATGCGTTCCCGGAAGAGAGAAAATCTCGCTCGCGGTAATCGCTGCATCCGAGTCGCTAGTAACTCTGATCTGAGCGACCTCGACGCTGTCCACCGGAATGTAAGGAGGGCCACCGGCACCGCCGCGCGTAGACGAAAATGCAGTCGTGGCTCCATCAGTCCCGGCCACCACGGCATAGGCGCCGGAGCTATTGATGGTGATCGAATTGATTTTGCTGACCGCAGTTGCCGGTCGCGTGATCGATAGATCGGTATCAGCTGCAACGCTTGTCTCTACGCCGTTGAGATTGACTAGTGCCGCCGCAGCATCGACCACATTGTTGCTTCCGGACGCAGCAATAGAAACCTCACCGCCATTGACGATCCCATTCGGGAGCACTTCCGGCGAGTATCCGGACCGCTGAGACCAATAGGCATTGCTTGAGGTAAATGTTGTGTGATCACCAGAATCGGTGAGGGTCCCCATTGCATGGGACGTTTGGGCGGCTTCGTATTTGAGCCTGGCTTCTGATGCAGTTGGCATCTTGTTCTCCTGGTATGGTTATGACGGAGCGTTTTCTGGGTCGCCTCTGGCGATAGAAAATTTCACGAGATAGTTGACCTCTACGGAGACGATTTCCTTCGCCTCCTCGTGGTATTGAGGATTCGAGCCCTGGTATGAGATCCCCTGGGTTAGGCCCTCGAGCGTTGTATCCCTACCCTCCATAATTTGTCGGATATCAGCGATCATCGCGTCAATGATTGCCCATTCGGCGTTTGACTCAGAATAATCGACAGTGGTTTCGTTGCGGTTGACCGCGCCAACGATGCTGTATTTCGCCTCAGTAAGCGATTCGCCGTATTTCGCGGAGCCTGACTCGGACCCCGGAACAACAAATATCGACGGGACCTCATCCGGATTCCCGCGCAACAAACCGACACTGACGATTGACCCGATGTCGGTCCGATAGCCACCGGCAACAGTAATCTGCCCAAGCATCGATTTGATGCGTCCCGTGATCTGTGTGCGCAGGTAACTCATTTGTATTTTGCAAGCATAACATCAATCGCTTTTTCCGTCTCCCTAACGAGATTAATGTCAACCTCCTTTTGCGCCCTCTCATAAAACTCAAAGCGCTTCGAATAGTTTGGCGCAGGAACAAACCAGATAACCGGAACAAACTCTCCGGCTTCGATTCTAAATATGCCGCGCCATCTTTTATCATCCGCCTCCAGGTACATGTAATTGCCAGCGGTGTTACCTTCATAACCGCCTGTCGCAGCACTAATTATACCACCGGGGACATTTCCGTATGCATCAAGCGGAGTATTCTTATCAGGAACCCACGTCCATCCTGGAGGCAAAAGACCGGCTCGCGCGAAAATCTTCTCCGACCTTCGCATCCTCGCCCTAGTCCCGCCAAAAATCTGGACGCCGAGATACCCCTTATCGTCTTCTCCGGGCCTACCGCCGAAGCGATCCTCGAAATAGACTTTAGCTTTTGCTCCTGTTGACACGTTTGCCTTAGTGTAAGTCAAAGAGCCCATCGCCCACGGAGTTGGCCGGTCGAGATCCGCCTGCATCTCGAATTGCTCCCCCTGGCGAAGGAGATACGCGGTGCTATTTTGGCCCTTGGCGATCGCATAAGGCAATCCACCACCAATACCGACAAGCGCAGCCTTGACGGATTCGATTTGCACGTCTGGTATTTTCAGTGACCAGCTCATACCGGCTCAATTGTCCACGTCTGCATGTGCTCGTTTGTTGGCTCGACAAGCTCTTGTAGGGACCAAGACGTGCCGTCAACTGTGCGTGTAATCTTGTCACCCCTATATGGCGAGCCAACATCATCAACGATCAGCGTAGCGACGATACGTGGCGCGCTAATCGTCACGGCTGAAATGGTAATCCCCACATCGCGCTTGATAACCGCATACGTCGAAACATCGCCAGCATATCCAGAGAACGTTATCGCATCTCCAGCGACCCTGATACCATCACGGATGGCTGCTTGCATTATGCTGTACATATGCTTGGCTAGCTGTTTCGCTATTATTCGTTAATTCGCATCCGCTGCTGCGGAATTTCCAGCTGCTTCAATCCCTCCAGCCTGTGTCGTTATATACTCCTTGATTCCTTGATTTTTTAGCCACCCCCGCCAAATATCCTTGAGCTTTTGGATGAAGAACTTGCTCTTCTCCGAGTTTGTAATATTGTCTGGATCTGAAGCTATGCTCGCACACTCACCAGAAAAGTTATTGCAAACTCGGTCGCGTATGCGGTCAAGTTTATCGGAGTCGGCTTGCACGGTATCGTCTAGTGTACTGTTTTTGAAATTAGCAACAATCGCTCCGTAGCGGTTATTCATGCCACTCTCAGGCGTGTAGGTTTCGGCGTAAGCTGAAGAATATGCAACAGCCATAAGCAAAATCATGCCGAGCATGAGCCAAAAATACGAAATTACAGTTGTTAGCTTTTTCATGGCGTATCTCACAAAGCGCTGAAGTCAATTAGGGTAGTGGTTTTCGTAGTACCGCCAGCAGTGATCTTGCAAATGATGTCTCCATCATCTCCTGTTCCGGTGCCATCTGACTGCCAGCAAACATGACTCCCCTCATCTGGATCTGCCGGATCTGAGCCAAGCTCTCTTGCGGTTATGGCGCCGCCTAAATCGAGCATTTCGGCATAAGTTTTAACTTCAATAACATTCGTATCGCCAAGCATGACCTGGTTGTCTTTGGTTGGCTCAGCGTTATAGCCAAGAGCGGTGACATTGGTGAAATCATTAGCGTTATCGTAAAGAGTAGCCGTTCCATCCGAAGTGATATTTCCTCCTAATGGTTGAAGCGTGTTCGCGTCTACTGCTTTGAAGGTATACACGCCACCATTTATTAGTCCTTCTACTCCCGCTCCGCTTACTTTAAGGGGTTTGTATGTCCCGATTGTTATCCCGTGCCCCGTAACGGTCACGGTATCTGCCTCTGCATCGGCAGAAGAAATTGCATAACTGGAACCGTTTACCCAAGTGTTGTAGGCTTCGTACCCGAGGGCGGTGACATTGTCTTTGCTATTGTATTGAACAGAATCTGCTCCATTCGCCACCACATTAGTTCCGGTGTTGTATTTAGCAGAATATGCTCCATTCGCCGATACATCAGTTCCGGTATTGTTTTGGGCAGAAGCATATCCATTCGCAGTTACATAGTTTCCGGTGTTGTTTTGGGCAGAAGCATATCCATTTGCTGTTACAGTGTTTCCAGTGTTGTTTCGGGCGGAATACGCTCCTGTTGCTGTTACATAGTTTCCAGTGTTGAAATAGGTGGAATCCCTTCCTGTTGCTGTTACATAGTCTCCAGTGTTGTTGTAAGCAGAAGAATATCCATTTGTTGTTACAGCGCTTCCAGTGTTGTTTCGGGCGGAATACGCTCCATTTGCTGTTACAGTGGTTCCAGTGTTGCCTGCGGCGGATAAATACCCACCTGCCGTCACTCTGCTTTGTGTCGTTGCATCTCCTCCCGCTCCTATTCCCACAAACGTGTTGTAATATCCTTCGCTTCCCGATGTATGACTTAAACTCCCTCCGCCATCTCCTACCACTATGGTTCCGGTAAATGTGCTTGGGTTGTAGAGAGATTGCACTCCGTTTTGATAAATCTTGCCGTACACATCAAGCTTTGAAGACGAATCCGGAGATGTGGTGTTTATCCCAACTGCTCCAGTGCTCGTATCGACAAACAGATCATTTGTATTTACGCTAAAGTCGCCATCCGTTGCTCCAGTAAGATCGATGTTGAAATCTGCGTCGGTGCCAAGGCAGGAGAGATTCAGCGCGCCATCAGCAGCAGAGACCCAAGTGCAATAGTTCGAGCCGTCATAACCCAACTTGAATGTATATGTGGAGTCGTTGTAAGTGAATGTAGATGCGGCACCCAAAGCGCCAGAATTGTTGTATTGGATCTCGGTATCAGATCCAGCTGGAGTTACGTCACACGAGCCACTAGCGCAAGAGAGGTTCGTCCCTCCTGCTCCATTTATCTCTCCCTGCACATAGGCCGTTGTCGCAACGCTGGTATCGTTGTCATCAGCACTGGGAGTGGTTGCAGTAGCAGAGCCAAGCTCCCAGCCTGTCACGGTGACGCTATCCGCGATAGTCGCAGCAAATGATCCGGTGCCTGACCCCGTCACATCGCCAGTAAGGGTGATGGTCTGGTCTCCGGAGTTCGTACCGGAGAGATTGCCTAGGTCGGTGATGTTTTGGGCTGTTATGTTGGCAGCTTGAGCTGCAGAAAAAACCGGGTCGGTTTCGGTCTGGACAGCCGTGTCTACAACTGATTCCAGCGCTTGAAGTGCCTGCTTTGTAGTCTGATTATCAGGAATCGTCGAGCCAGTGAACGTACCGAGGTTAGTGGACCCTTCAGCCACGCCTGAGAGCGTTATTAAGTCGTCAACGCTCAAAAGCCCCTGCATCGCAGCGTAGTTAGCGGCGGTGACAAAGCTTTGAGCATTAGCCGATGGCGTTAGCCCGGCCCAAGTCGTTAGGTCAGCGTCATACGCCTGGACAGATACACCGATATCCGCAGCATCTAAGTATCCAGCTGACGCATGATCCCCCCAGCCGTAGGCCGTATCCCAATGAGTAACCTGCGTCGCAGTGATGCCGTAGCTCGGGCTTAGAGCCCAAACCGGATCAGTCTCTGTCTGTAGGGCGCTATCTGCTAACGACCCTTGAGCCGAAGTAGCGGCTCCTATGGCTGCCGGAGTAATCCCGGAAACATCTCCTAGCGAAAGAGTAATTTCACCTGTTCGCCCTGCCACAGAAGTTACTGGCGGCGCACCCCACCCGTAAGCCGTATCCCAATGAGTTACCTGGTCGGCAGTAATGCCATAGCTCGGGCTCAAGGCCCAAACTGGATCAGTCTCGGCGGAAAGATATCCAGCCGCGGTGTTCTCGGCCTCGGTCCAAACGTCAAAGCAATTTTCAGAGGCGCCTGCCGTGTCCACTCCAAGAGGAGAATTACCAGGCGAGCAATTCGCTCCGTTCGCGGCAAGCGCCCCCGCTGTATCTGCGCTGCCACCAGAGACAGTCAGGGCTCCATCAGCAGCCAAACTCGCATCGCCGCCAATCGTTTGCGTGGTAAAGGTGCCATCAGCCTGCTCTACCGGGATGTCTCCAGCGGCCCCAAGAGCCAATCCGGGAACCAACGACAGCAGAAAGAAAATCTTTTTCATGGATTGATAATCTTCTTGGTTATGTCCACCCACGCGCCATCCTTATATGCATAGTAGCTTCCGTCAGATGGCGGAGCGCTAACAATAGTGCCGAGCGCTGCTAGCACATCATCCCTAATCGCGCCTGCAGTAGATGATCCTGGCGTGATAACGCCGCCCGCGAGAAATGTTGCCCAATCGAGCGACTCGCCGGAGCCGACATTCGTGCGGAATTTCTCTCGGAACCTCGTCGATCTACGCAGGATCGTGACGAGATAATAGGTATTCGCAGATGCAGATGACCCAGCAGGAGCAATCCCCTCGATCTCCTCATTAGGCCAAATCTTGACGATCTGCGACTCGCCAGACATCGCGACCTGCACCCGATCCATGATCGGATCACCGTCCGGATCGGTTAGTCCTGTAATGCGCCTGTTGTATTGATCCACCAAATCAATCGTGATATCGACATCAATCACGACATCTGCTGGGTCGATGAATGGCTGGATGGTGAGTGATCGCGATGACATGATTATGAGAACGCAAATCGAATAGCTGACTCGAATGCGCGCGCATAACCGGCGATGTCGGCAGCTCGGTCCATGCCATTAACGATGCGTCGGGCGCGCATGTAATCGGCCCTGGAGCCATCGATATAATCGCAGAGGCATCTGCCTGTGAAATCGCCATCGCGCATACCCAAGACGCAGATCAGAGCCGATGTCTGTGGGTTTAGCACCATGCTCGGATCGTCATGCACAGCGTAGGGCACGAGGGTCGGGCGCAGAGGGTGGTGTACCAGCTTATCCTGCTGGCGCACGTAGTTGTACTCGTGGGTTAGCTGCACGTCTCCGCGGCCAAACCAGGACCTTCCCTTTGCATCAGGGCGCCAATAAGGCCGCTTGACCCAGGTGAGCTGGCCCTTGGCCCAAGCGCGCTCGAGCCGGGCGATTGCCTGATCATCGCTGTCGGCGAATGTCTCACGCACTGGCTGCATGCGCCGCCCGGTCTCGTGATAGACGGTTGCTAGCACATAAGCTGCCTGCTTAATGGATAGCTCAGCCCTTTCGCACATGCCGCTGATACGACCGATACCGTCCACCTGGGATTGACTCAGTCTCCCGCTGAACAATGTGGCGCGAACGTGCGCATAAAAAATTGCGCTCTCTGCTTCGAGATGATCACTCATCGCAAAACCTTCATTAGCACGACCTGGATAATGGTATCGACGGCGACCCCGAGCAGGGGAGAGACTGCCCCAGCTTCGCTTTTTACGACTCCACCGGTAATGGAGGCCAGATCGTGAAATTCGGCAAGAGCAGCTGCTCGCACACGCTGGCGCTTCTCTTCTCCGCTGAGGTCCTTGTTGAGCATGTCGAGTACCAACTTCTCGACGCGGTCGAAGAGGTCACGGTCAAAATATTGACGCGCGATCTTGTAGAGGACGGACAAGAGCAGGCTTTTGAGCATCGATCAATACCCCATCACGTGCATTGCAACGGTTGCGGCGACAAAAAGAAATAGCACCAAAGCGTAAATCAAACACGCTGCGAAGGCCACATAGGCCGTGGCTAAAAGGGCTGCTCCGAGCCTGTGCATGGTCTGCTTACCTCTCAATAGGTGCATTTGATACCGGGACGCAACTCTGACCATTCAATCGATCCCCATGAATCTTTCGTAACTCCCCGGCTCTTGACTACCTCTTTGATTACCGAGGTCAGCGCGCCCCCCGTTCCCGAGATTGTCGGGGCGCATTTGCTTAGCGTCAGACGATCCCTCGTGGTCGCGCATCCCGTCAATAGGATGAGCAGGCAAAGGCAAAGGATCGGCGGTAGTGTCGATTGCTGCATCATTCTGCAGGTCCTCCAGCCCTTGGGTGATGGCGTTGCCCCAACCGACCTTACGGGAGGTGGCCCAGGTGCTCCAGGTGTGATAGGCGGCGAATGCAATCCATGCCGCGACGGTCATTACCGTGACCGCGAGTGATTGGCTTATGCCGTAGCATTGGTCGTCGACTGCGCACAGGAACTCTCTGGCGGCCATCCCGAATGCTACAAAATTCACAATGGTGATCTGTAGGCGTTTTGCGCGCGCTGGATTGGCTATAATCCTGCCCTTCTTGAGCGCTTTAGTCCCGGAAGCAATCAGCTTAATCAGATTCACTTAGATGCCTCGATACCAGCAGTAATCAAATAAAATATCTTCACAAACCACCAAGACCATATTGGCTGCGTTTTCTTTCGGCATCGAGATGTCCCTCGATCCTTGATACCTCTCCCTCGACGGCTCGTAACCTTGAGTCGATGGCACCGAGCTCGCCATCGCGTCTCTCACTATTTGAAAGGATATGTGTGATGACAGGATCAACAGTAGTCCAGCGCCAGCGCCATAGCTCACCGTGCGAAACAACGAGAGTCCAGATCGCGGCAGCAAAAAGCCAAGCGATCTTCTCAATGTGCTTTTCGTAGAAGCATTCGAGCAACTCTTTGAGCCGTTCCCTGAAGCCTCGAGACATCGGGACATATCCTCTACTTCTCCGAATGATGGATATGATCAAATCCAGCGCGGATTCGCAAATGAATCCGCGCGGATTAATGACATTTCACAGAATCACGCGGTGATATTGCCAAGCGTGTACAGCGCGCCGGAGAAGATCACAGCCTCATCGACGTGATGCCTAGCCCGGTAAATCTCGGACCTGATCGCTTCCTCTCGGTATTGCTCGACAACGAGTTCTTGAGGAGAGTCCTCAACCCACAGGAACGTCCGTCCATATACCGGCTCCTTCAGCCTCGGACTACCGTTCGATACGCGAACCAAGGAGAAATACTCGTCGTCCCAGAGGTCGGAGATCGAAAAGCTCTGGCCCTTCTTGGCGCTGTCCTTGATGGCACCACCGACGAGAAGGTTGTCGAGACCGAAATACTGAGCAACCATTCTCCTCTGCGCTTCCACTGGAAGCAGCTCAATCGGAGTGGTGTACTGCAGCTTGTCCTGAAGCTCCTTCGTGCCGAGTAGGTTCTCGAAAACCTTCAGGCTGCATACGCCAACATTCGGGGTGAGCCCGGATGCCGCGCGCATTGCCTGCTTTGCCACCTTGACATCATTGTATGGCTTAGCAGTAGCAGCGGTAGACCACTCGATGCTAACCGACGAGTCAGCGCTGGCCTGGACGAGAGCTTGCACTCGCGCCTCATGCGCTCGCAGCACGTTATCGACGGCGATCTCGGTAGCAATCACCTCAGCATCGAAAAACCGCTGGTAGAGACGCGCTTCAACGTCGTCAACCGGCTGTTCGAAACCATACTCCTCGCAGGAGTAAGAGCCGGTCTCGAACTTCCAGTCGCCCCTGTTATAGGCACCCTGCGCAGTCCTGCGCACATCCGGGATCTTGAGCAGCGACTCAATCGGGATTACCGGGTAGTCAGCGGATTGATCCAATACATCAAAAATAGGCATGATGTCGAGCCCGATAAATCCGCGCTCGGACTCTGCCATCATGTACTCATAAGCAACGCTCCCGAGGTCGGGGCGCTGGACGGAAGTCGAAGAAGTTGGCCTAGGCATTGTCGTTACCTCCTTATGCCGTCAAAATGGCGCGGGTGTACTCGACCCATACGCCGTAGATGTAAACGGCATCGCCGTCGTTAGTGCCACCGAGCGTAAAGATCGCGGTAAGAGCCCCTGGCGCGGCCAAAACACCGTCATTGCCGCAGGTATAGGTCAGCTCAGAGGCGGCTTGCGTGATAGCCTGAGCGGCGGTGTCCTGAATGTCCGCATTACCGGTATCGCCAGCCGCGACCGGATAGACCTCGCAATCCAGAGTTAGCGAATCGTTATCGGCGCTCTTTCCGGCCAAGACGTGGATGACCACATCGGCAGAATCATCAAGATCCTGGGGAACCGGAACCTGAAACGCGAACGTCTCTGCAGCCGCATTCACTGGGATATCAAGCACGAGTTCCTTGTTCGACAGCTGAGCAAAACCGGGGGTCGTGCTCGTCTGCTTGGTAAAGTACGTGCCATCCTCATAGGTCAGCGACCCAAGAGGGACTGGGATGGTGGCCTGAGCGGTAAGCAGGTCCTGGTAGATTTCGGCTAGGGCCGCCTCTACAGTCGCCGCAGATGTAAAGCCACCCGAATCGGCAACCGATACCGTGCCGGCAGTGCTCGACAGTACGGCAAACGGGGCCATCTCGATGATGTCTCCGGTGGCCGTAGCAGCCTCGACAGCGATGCCGATCGACGAGCCAGAAGCCGTGTCGCTGACCTTGCCGGATGCAGCGCCGTAAAGCACAGCTCCGCGGGAGAAGGAGTCGGCGGCAACCACCTCGACCGTTCCAGGAGTTGCCGTGATTTTGACGGTAACTGGAGTACCGTCAACAACCGCAAATTGAGTTACACCGATATGCTGTTCGCCAGCACCGGCAGCAACCACCTCTGGCGGGTCCATTGTGGTCCCGCTCTCGATCTTGACTCGGATATTCTCACCAAGATCTTCGCCTGCGATAAAGGTTCGCAGCCCGCTGTTTTCGCTCATTTACTTCACCTCTGAAGTGGGAGTTTTCATTCCGCCAGCAACCCACTGCTTATGCAGCTCTGGGTTCTCGCGGGCGATCTTTATGATGGCCTTTCCTCTCGACAGCCCATCATTCATGGCATTTTGTACGGCGGCCCCAAACGAGATATCGCTGCCATCATCGGAGCTGCCAGCAACGGGCGGGCTCGCGATCGGCTTTTGCCGACCAGCGCGGATCTCATCCAGTTGCTGCGCCTGCATGGCGCTTTCGGCGTCGAGCAGCGCGACTGCTGTCTGCTCCAGGGAGCTTCCGTCCTTGATCGCCGCCTCGATGACATGCCGATGATGGTCGGCCATGGACAGAGACAGCAGGCTAGAGATGCGTGAGCGCTCATCAGCGGCGCCCGCAGCCTTGCCTTCCTCGAAGCCCTTCGCCTTACCGAGAGCCCAAACTTCATCGTGCAGGGCGGGATTTTCGGACTGAAATTGTGCGATCGTCATATTGCCGATGACATCGGCGATATCGGTTTCATTCATGGCGCTAAATACCTTAGCTGAAGTTTTCGAATCGGCGCCAAGAGCAACGAAGGAGACTTCGCCAATCTCAGAGCCACGGAGAATGTAGGCCGGACCAGATACCTGCCGACCATTCACGGTTGCATTTTTGGTCGCGGCAAGCTCTTCGACCCGTGCCGGGTATGCCGAAACCGACATTTGCCATGGGAATCCCTCATCAGCATCAGCAGCAATAGCAGATCCATTCTCGTTGCTGAGCAAAGATCCAGATACAACGAGACCGCTTTCCCCAAGATCAAATGACCCGACGCCAGCTCGTTTGTCGTGGTCATGCTGCATAAGCACCGGGATCTTTTCTGCAAACTTGGCAGATTCGAGGTCAATAACGACCCGCGACCCCCAATAGCGGAACGGTCTCCCGGTATTTGCTACGCCGGAAAATTCACGCAGCGATCCTTCTTCGCCTTTCGCAAACTCCAGCGGAGAAGTGATGTCAATTTTGCTGAGTTTCATTTTGCACCTTATTGTCGGCCCGGCGCCGCTGCTCTTTCCCGATTTGCGCAATATTCTGCTCCCAATCGCCTCCAGTCAATTCCGCGGTAGCTTGCTGCGCCGTTTTGTAGCCTCGATCCTCCATTTTCTCAGCCGCCGTCACCGCCTTTACTTGATCGATTTCAGGCATTGCAGGGCCATTCCACGTGCATTGCTGATAGGCAAACCTGATCAGCGGATCGGAAAAATACCCAGGCTGGACCAATCTCCCACTCGCCACCGCCTCATCCATCCACGCAGCGCGAATCTCGGAGCAGTAAATCGAGATGAAATAGGTACGTAATTGGACAAAAAATGCCCACGCCATAAGGATGGCCGCACGCGATGCCGAAAAGCTCGCCGTGAAGTGCATCATCAGCAGCTCATAGGGCAGCTCAAGCCCGGCGCCAATCTGCTCCGCCATGGCCTGTACAAATGGGCCGAATTGAGCATTTGGGATGCCTGGATTGGCAAACGAAACACTCTCTCCTGGAGCCAAGTCCAGGATAGCTCCGGCGCCCATCTTGAAATCATCATCAGTGCTTTTCGCGCCGGTCTCAGATGTGGGCTGCATCGAGGCTAAACCTGATCCCTCAGAGGTCACAAAGGCGGTGAAAAGTCCGGCAACAACGGCCTGTGTTAGCGCGGCATCAGAGTAATCTCCGAGCTGTCGCAGAGGCTCAATCACCGTAGCCAGGTCCGGTACTCCGCGCGTCTGCGCGATGCGCTGCTGCCGAAACAGGTGGATTGCGTTGCGCCGACCGTTCTTAGAGAAAAAGGGAATGCGGTCCCATGTTTGGGATTGCCGATACCCAGCAATAGACGACCCAGGATGGCCCCTAGCCACGTGACAGGCGATTGGCTGTCCTGATTCCGTGCGCTCAATACCGGCGCAAAGCGTAGATGTGTCCCTCGCATTGCCAGGATTTGAGATTCTGTCTGCCTCTACGAGCTGCTCAGCGAGTGAGTAGGGGCCATTGCCAGAGTCGACCATGATCGACAGGCAATCTCCGCGAACCAGCATGTTTCTAAGAAGGAGGGCTTGGCGCTGATAAAAATTGAGCGTCTTAGCGTGATCCGACTCGGCGCTTTCTGCCCAAAGTGCAAATTCGCGCTTCTGGCTTTCCTCGATCTCATCCGCTCGATCTTCGCTCAGCCCAAGGATCTTTCTGTCTATCGACGGTCTTGGCGTGAGTCCGACGCCGATAGTGTGCGCAACTTTGGTATTTATCGCGCCACGTGCAATCGGATTGTTCCTCTCCAGGTCGGCGGATCGTCTCCGCAGCGTAGGAAGGTCGGCGATGATGTCTGAATCCGCGTCTCCGCGCGTTGTAGTCCACCCGGACATCGTACGGCGCGAGAGGTTGGCACCAGAGTAGGCAGAGGCGAACGCCATCGCAAGACGTGCCCGCTGTCTACGCAGTCCACGCTCCGGATTATGCCAAGCAATCAGCCGATCGATTGCGGTCGGCTTCGCCTTCTCAGCAAGACGGGCAAGGTCCCGGCGATTCATCGAATTACCGTGACCCCTCTTACCCGGATGCCGCCTCGCGACTCGGACATTGCGCGCGCACGCAGCCTCTTCTCTCGATCATAGAGAGTATTCAGCAGATTCGCTGCGTCTTGGTACGAAGTTTGCTCGCCGTTGACCGTAACAGCCTGCGGAACGCCGTTGGCACCAACAGCAGACGCCAAAGCAGATTCGTACGTCTCAATCAGAGATTGGACGGTTTCGAGCTGAGATTGGTATGTAGCTGTGGCCATTGGCTAAATATTATCATCCCTAACCATTTCAAAACTAGGGAAAAACTGAAATATGGTAAATTATTTCTGACTTTCATTTGACTCCTAACTTGGATGGTGTATACTAATAATCAAGGGGAGGCAATAAGGCAGACCCACCAAGAGACCAAAGAGATGAACCTTAAAGAAGCCCAAGCGAAAGTGAACGAACTCCTGAGCAACCCGGAGATCGCCCTCCAGAAAATCCTGGAATTCGCACCCGAAAAGTTCGACGGCGAAGTAGTCTACACCAACAAGTCCACGGCCATTAGCGCCATCATGCACGGGCTGCGCGCAGACACGCCAGAGCAGAAAGCCGCTAACCTGATCGCCTTCGCGGAATCATTATAAGAGACAAGGGCCGGCGAAAGCCGGCCACCACTCGGAGACGAAAATGGAAAATCAACAAAATTACTGGATCACCATATCCTTATCCCCATGCGATACGTTCTTTGTACGAACATACCGGACAACCTTAGGAGAGTACATTTCAAAAGGCTTTGAGGATGGCTTAGCCCTGAACTACAGCTAGACCGCACATAACCAAGGCGCAAGGACGCACCACGAACCGGAGAATATCATGAGCGCAGCACTTACCATTGTTTGGCTCGCAGTCGTAATTGGCGGGCTCCTTCTCTCCAACGTGGCAATCAAAATAGAGAGGCAAATCATGCACCTCATCCACGAATCAAATAAGTATGCACCACGGCGCTACTCGTACCGCAACAGCAACGGCAGCACGGTCTATCTGACAAAGGAGCAGCACAGGCGACTCCGGGCTTCCAAGTTTGGGCGCATGGCTCCTGGTGTAAGAATCAACTAGTCAACCAATGACCACCCGGAGAAAGAAATGAAAAAAGCTGAAAATTGCTATGAGGCCCGCCACACCGCCGACGCAAGAGGGGCCAGATACATCGATTATGGACCAGTTGACTACATTGGGCCAGATCTAGATACGGCAATCAAGGTGGCCGAGGCGCGCACGGAAAAGGGCCAGTGCGGATATGTCGTAAACATTTACACCAATGGGAGGCTAATGCCCGATGGAAAGTGGTCGTAAATCCGGGCATGGCGGCGCCAGGGAAGGTGCCGGACGAAAGCCGGTAGCGCTGAAAACCGTTATGAAGTCCGTGAAGCTAACACCGGAGCTATGGGAGCGGGCGCGGAGAATCGGCGAGGGGAACGCTGCCGAGGGTATCAGGCGGGCATTGAGGCGGTGGGAATTCTAAAGAGGCGAAGACAGATTATGTGCGAATTTTCTCAAGGCATATGCGCCGATGGCGCAGTAATACTCAAAGACGGTCAACAAATGACTATCGAAGAAGTGCTGGAATTGCTACGGACAATACAGCCGCTGAAAGATGCAATAAATGAGGCGCTTGAGTGGAACTGGCTTGACGAAGATCGGCCTGAATGGCTTTTCGACAAGTTGAGCAGTCTTGCAAACACCTAAATACCGCCAGATCGGACTCTGCGCCGCCACACTGTTGTCATGCTGATGCCGAGTTGATTGGCTATTTCCTGCTGCGTCATCCCGTCTGAGGGCGGGATGGGAGCAGGCTTCGCGGCATGCAAATAATGCGACCCTCCGCCCCACCCGGAAGTCTGCAAGCGCCTGAGTATTTTCTCAGCAGCGGCGCGATGGTCTGGGACACCCATCTCACGCAATTCCGTATCCGCAGCATCGATGATCGCATCTGCCAGGCGATCACTTGTCATCATCGCAATCCGCGATTCCGTACACGTCTATTCTGTTTTGACTGCGATCCCATAGATATCGACTCTCCGAGAGAGGCGTTTAGGTCCGGAGACGCCAGGAGCATGGCCGCATAAGCCATTTTTCTGCAGTCGAGCGCCTCATTGCGCGGCTGGAGCATTACCCATTCTCGATATGGCCTCATGTGACGGTATTTTGTTACCAGCTTTTCCGCCGTGAGCTGCTCGAACCACGACCGATCTCTATCATCAGGGATATGGCAGTATCCGGGCCCCGGCTCCTTGACCGCAAGGCGTTTGAGCACCGTAAGCTTTGCCTCGTGGTCCCCGAGGATCTCTGGACGGGACCTCGACGCCTTTTGTCTTCTGAGACGTCGCAACCTCGCCTCTGCACTCTCAACGAACGGTACCCCCTCAGATCCGACGCCTTTAAACGCCATGACGCTTGTGGTAGCCATGCGCTTGACGAAGGCATCCACTCTCTTGCCGAGGAAGCCGTGGTCAATACCGACCACTGAGATCGGAATATCTATCCCGCTCTCGTGGCGATAGGTGTCGAGCAGATATGGCCGCAAAATCTCCCACCAATCATCCTCCTGCGACGGATCTCCTGCCACGATCTGATAGTCAACAGACCATGATTCCTCGCCGGAGCCCCACCCAACAACCTCGAATTCCCACCGATTCCCCTGCACGTCGATCCCCATCGAAAGATAGACCGCGCCTATCGGGACATCTGCAGCAAATGGCTCGCGACGCCTGTACAGGGCATCAGAGCGAATCTCTTCTCCAGGCTCACGCCAGACACGACCGAGCATCGTATTGACGGCAGCCTTTTTCGACTCCGGGGATTTTGCATCGCGCTCCCACCGATCGGCGATATTTGCTGGAGTCGTATTTGGGCTAACCACATATCCGGCCCAAATCCCAGCAAATCCCATTCGAGCCCTGAATCCCGGCAAAAACTTGAATTTGCGGTCAATATATTCCCAATGCTCACCAACCCAAAAACAAGAATCCATCATTTTCGCATGATGCTTCTGGGTAATCTGCCCGCCGCATGATGGGCAGACGTAGCAGGCGGTTTCCGGAGCACCATCATCCCAAATGAGCGGCGAAACTGGCTGCTCCTCTCCGCGGATAATGATTGGCTGATTCTCCTCGCCGGGAATCTCGAATGTTCTGATATGCGGATCTCCGCAGTGCGGACAGCGCAAAAACGGATAGCCAGTGCTCGAATCTGCGACTAGACGTGCAATCAGGGAGATATCCTCCTCGGTAGGAGTGCTCCCATTTGCCACGATATAATTCCAGGAATCCTGCACACGCGAATAGATAAGGCTGATAACGTCGCCCTCTTTCCCTGCAGACATTGGGTATGCGTCAACCTCATCATTCATGGCTACGCGAGCATCGTATCGGCGGAATCCATCTGGACTATTGGACGCACGCAACCTGAGCGGCCCGCCCGGATACTCTTTATTGTCTATCGTGTTTCCGCTCCCTCCCTGCCGCTGCTTTGGCACTAGGCTCGATAGGATTTTACTCGCGTCGATCGTCGGCTGGACCTGCTCTTTGCTCCATTCCTCTGCATCCTTTCCTCGCGGCTGGACCATGAGGATCTTGCTCGGGTCGTGAGAAATGAAATAATCCATCGCCTGCATCAAGATCGACGACCACCCAAACCTGGAGCTCTTGATGACGTTGATCTCGTGGATTTCAGGCTGATCAAATGCATCAAGGATCGCCCTCTGAGGCTCCCGGGTTTTCCAGCGACGGGACCTCCCCGTGCCAGTGATTAGATGTCCATATGCGTCTGCATGCTCACTGACTGTCATCTCCGGTGGCGGGGTCAGCGCTGACATTAAGCGCGTCCAATGCTCCTGTAACTGAATCAGGTAGCCGTGTTTGAGCGAGATTCGCAAGAAGTTCTTTGTTTCTTCGCAAAATTCCACGGATTGCATCGGCTGGAATCTCCGGATATTCCGAGGCTATGATATTGTGCTGACCTAAAAGCCCGGCCCGTATATCAGAAAATGCCGAGCCCATCAGCCGCTCCGCGAGGTCGAACGGGATGAGCATTCCGCGCTCTTTGGCGTGCGAATCACGCTCCCGATCGCCGCGATACCAGTCAAGGCGCTCCTTTGGAGCCATTTCCTCCGGATTGTCGCGGCCATATTCGTCCTGACTTCCGTATTTCCACTTCGCGACCTCCAGGATGTCAAATTGCCATTGGACGCCGCGGCCACCTTGCTGGATGCATGGGCAATCCTTGCGTATCCAGGTGTCCAGGGTGGGCAAAGAAATACCAAAGAATTCAGCGACCTCGGCCTTATTCTTTATCCGAACCGAGGGGATTCTTTCTGCTCTAAGTGCACCCACTCTATAACCTCTTGGTTATGGTGAATTGGCTGTACGCCATAAAATGGTTATAGGTCATAATAGCTGGCCAGAAATTGGGGTCCGAAAT